TTTTTGGTGAGAGACTGCATTGCCACGCCAGTGCTGTTTGCATAGCTAATCTGTGCGGCTTTTAGATTTTGAACATCGGCAGCGTTTTTAAGGAAGTTGAATGCAGCACTTAACGCAAACACTTGAGCAGCTACAGCAGCATACGCAGGTACAAGACCTCCTGTGAGACCTTGTGCCATCTTAGAAAAGTTTTTAGTGCCATTAGAAGAGGCTTGAGCAGCACCTTTTAGTCGGCGATCAGCAGTCTGAGCGTGCTCACCAACTTGTTCTAAGCTCCTCCCGAGGTTTTTTGCATCAACGGCAACTTTCTGCATTTTGCCGTTGATTTCAATATCTATGTATACCTTATTCTTAGCCATTAGCCTTTCACATTATGGGTGAAGTTCTTACCTCCACCGCTTGCGGCTTTTGCTTTACGCTCTTCCGCTTTTCGCCGTTTATCAGCTTCTTCTGCTCTAAAGCTCATTAACAACCTTTCGTACATTTTTGCAAAATAGTACACTACTTTAGGGGTTTCTACCTCGTACAGCTCCATTACGTAAGGAGCGTCCGTCCAGTTCTTCCCCATGTAGCTGCCAGACATTCCATCCCAGACGTCCGACAAAGTATCAAATATAAAAAATGCCACTTGTACTTCATGAGGAAAATCAGAAGCAGCTAGTGGCATTTTTTCGAGGTCGGGTTCTTCGCCTAACTGTTCGCAAATTTTAAGGTACTTTTCTATATCAAACGAGTCTGGCTGTTTAATATAGCGCTGAAGTAGCCTTTGGACTTCGGCTACTTGCGACCAGTAAAATTTTCCAAATCACCTACAGTTTCAGTTACCCAGGAGTCAAAACTAGAAGAGTTTCTCATAAGCAACTCTGCGTTTTCTCGGGTAAAGGGGAGAGTATCCTCTGGATCAAGCTTGGAAGTATCCACTAATAGAAGCTCTTCTAAGTAACGATACTTCAAACCGCTCCATCCTTTAATTACTGCTCCTACATATTCTACCAAGAAAGCATCTTCATCTAATTGCTCTTCTGGCTGATGCGTCTTTTTATTAAACTTTGTAGTAAGACATTTCTTTCGCAACTTTAACAGCTCTTCCCGAGCTAAATACGTCAGCTGCACAGAAAACCCAGAAAAACCAGGAAAGTCAATACTTACAGTTTTGCTAGGGGACATTAGACTCGCCAGTGAAATAGGGGTATTGCTCATTTTTAGTTCCTTTAAGTTTAAATTAATTTATAGTGATAGTATAGTGGAGAGGAGATAAGAAGTCAAGAACTATTTTTGAAAAGGGGAAAGAAAAAACGGGCCGAAGCCCGCTTTTTTTTATTAAGCGCCTGTATAGGCAATTGTGGCTTCGTCAGCCGAATCGATGGTAGAGGGTAATGCGTGGAACGAAGTCTCCAACGAGATAACATCTTCAATAGAGTGGCCAGGCACTTCTAGGTGGCAATTTGGAAGGTCAATTACCATCTTAGGAGCACTTGTACCGCCTACAGAGAACGCTAAGTCGAAGCTATTGGTTACAGTTGAGGTTGCACCAATAATATCTTCGAACAGATCAGCACTTGCATCACTGGCAGTGTTCAAGTAGCAGCTAAAGCTACCAGAAATTGAACGAGTACCAGTAACGTGACCCAAAGGCTGGTTTACTACGCCGAGAGTTTCGGGAGTCAAGTAAGTGATATTGTTTGTGAAGGTAATACTACCGCCGGTCAAAACAAGATCGTAAGTTACAGTGGTACCTGAAACAGAAGAAGTAGCTGATAGTGAGGTCAAACGGTTACGAATAAAGTTAGAAGTGCTAGCAACATCACGAGCAATAGCGACCGAAGCATCGAAAGTAGCCTCTTCAGTAATAATTTTACCAAAACCTGACCAGTTGATAGTAGCAATACCATCAATATCGAAATCAATACCCGCTTCATTTGCTACGCAATCGGCAATTTTGTAAATAGTTACGTTTGCACCGCTTGAGAAGTTATTATCCTCATCAGTCGAAGCACCAAGTACAAAGTACAAGTCAAAAGTGCCAAGAACAGTTTTGTTCGATGAATTAAAGTCAAAAGTAGTTGTAGCATCTGCTACAGTTACGCCTTCTGCCCAAGTGCCAGCAGTATAGCTGTTAGTAGCCACAAAGTTTGCCCACAAAGCATCTTCTACTACAGTACCGTTATTAGGACGGGCGTATGAAGCAAAAGACCACTCAGCAGGAGCGTATGAGTCCGTGAACATTTGACGCGCGCGACGTGAATCGCCTGAGGCATTTGACATTTCATTCAAAGTGATTTCAGAAGCGTTAGTAGCCTGCGAGAAAGAAAAACCGTCTAATACAGGAATTTCCCAAACGTTTGCTCCTTGCTTCAAAAATACTTTAGTATTTCTACTAAAATGTAAGGTTGACATAGTTCTCTCCTATGTATTCTTGAAAGGACTTGATCGTGAATCCTTTGATTCGTGTCAGTCGTTTCTAATAACGAACCTCTATTAACATCTCTCCGACGCCATAAGGTTCAAGTACACCTTCATCAGTATCAATACTGATTATAGTGATTTGTTGAGTGTACTGCGTAGCTCCAAGTTTATCAGTATAGGCAAGCCTAGAGTTTTCTTCTAGTACAGTCTCTACATCTTCCATTAAAGACTCTAAGGCCACTACAGCATCTTCTTCATTTACATAACAGCGCAAAGTAACTGTTAAGTATCTATCTTTATAGCCTCCGCCCTGGTACTCTCTAGTTTCTGACCCCGCATTGAGGTGGACAGCAGGAAACTCCTCTACTTCATCCCAAAACTTTAGGCGAGGGCTAACTTGCTGATATAAGTTAGTTAAATATTTGCCTGTTCCATCTATTTGCTTCAGCTTTTCCACTATAGCATCTACAATAGCTAAACGACGAGTTGTGTAATTACGTTCTGACATTATACTCTCCGAGTGTAGAATCGTCCAATAGCATATTGAGCTGCTATCTCTCTAATAGATCTATCAATTAGTTTTCGTGGATCTATATCTGCGGATCCTTGCTTATACCCTGACTCAAAAGTTTGGTAAGGATTTTTAAGATACGTATATCCCACACTAGGGTATCCTTGGGCAGTTACAGACACATCTACAATACGTACTGACTCTGCGAACCTACCTGTTCTATTATTCAGTGCCGGAGAGCTCATATTTGCTTTTACTACTTCGGGGAGCCTGCTATTCATTGCCATAAACAGAGATAAAGGACTTGAAGATACTCCCTTTCTTGTAGCTCTCCTTTTTGGCTTAGTAGCTCCAGCGCCTGAAGATACTCTAGTACTTTTCTGGGAGGAGATAGTACCTGACTTTGAACCTTTACCTTTTGAGCTTACATTTGCTTTTGGTTTTTTAGGCCCTTTATACTTAACTCTTTTAGAAGACGATAAGTTAAAAAGTAAAGTAGCTTCTACAGCATCTAGTAAAGATGGAGACCCTTCTTGCTGTACAAGAGTATTGTACTCTTTTTGAATGGCTTTTTTCAGCTCTAGCAGCGCCTGTCGCTCATCTACCGCGTCACTCATGTTTTCTGAGGTATCTTGGTTTGATAATATAGCAGTATATGCTTTACTTAATTTGCCTCTAGCGGTGACCTCTTGATAATGATCTACTTCTAGAGATACCCCTACGGATCTTTTGAAAGTTTCTAAATGACTTTCTAAATTTTTATAGGCTTGTGTACTGCCATATTTAGTTGATGCAGTTTTTGTTTTCATAACCGATTCAGAAGCTAAAGCTTTTGTAGCGCTTACTGCTCGTCCGTACTCTCCATGTCCTACATGAGACCCTACGGTTTCAGAGACTTTTTCTCCTGAATCAATACGTCCAGTTACAATTTTCGAGTCTTTCCCAGACAGCTTCTCAAACTCTTTACCTACTAAGCGTTTTATATTCTGAATACTGTTATAATTGAATACTGCGTAAATCTCGTGGCTGCTAGGGGCGTAACCATCCATATGCTCTGCTATAACACTTGCTTTGGCTGCTTTAAGTCTGGCTTTATGTTTTGTTGCCATCATTTTTTTGTCTTGAGATTGCAACTTAGACCTAAACAAATTTACAAGAACATCTACGTTTTCTTTGGAGGTGTGCTCAAGTAGACTACTCTTAAATAAGTCTCTATTCCAAACAAAGACCTGCCCTACGCTCTCTTGAACTTCATCTCGCCAATTAGCTTTTTCAAGCCTAGCCAGCATTCGGCCTGCCATTCTAGTCAGTCCGCTACTACTCATTTAAAAGTTTTTATATAAATCGAGCACTCTTTTTATATGGTCTGGAAAAGCCACATTATTTCGTTGACTAGTGCTCGCTTGATTTTGCATAGTGGCGCCTGCTATAGACATACGCTCTTTATGCTCATCTTTTAAGTAGTAGGTAATTAGGTCTATTACTGCTAATTTTAAGTCTTCTGGGCAATAATCATATCCTGCAGTATAAGTAACTTTAACAGATGCAGGACCTTTGGGCCAGTCTCTAGAGATTCTAGTGATAGAGTCGGTGCCTTTATCAACATAGTAATCTGTTGTGGGCAATACTTCATAAGAGCTGGTAAAAGTATCTCGTACTTCCACACTAGCTACGTCGATAACAGGACTTTCTGTTAATTGTATCAGTTTAGTGGACCAGTTTACAGAAAGTTCTTCGACCTTTGGAACACTATAGAAATCTACTATAGAACTACCGCAATAAGTTTTTACTAATTGACTCACTGAAGGGATAATTACATTCAGGCGCAAATCTTCCTTAGGAGTAGAAATGCCTTCTGCTTCTTTGTATTCTGCTAATGTAATAAGATTGTTCGTCATTTATAACCCAATTAGTAAAAACTTGGGGAGGAATCCCTCCCCAGTTTGCTCAAGTAAATTAAGCTTTTGCTACTGCTTTCACACCAGCACCTGCGATCAACGCAGAGAAGCCGAGTGATTGAGAAGCAACGATCAAGTTGCGTTGCAATGCAACTTCACGGTCACGCTCAACAGTTACGCCACGGAGACGTGGGATAACGAAGTTAGAGGTGTTAACAGCGATAGCATTAACAGCTGCTGCACCGCCAGCCATTTCATCAGAAACAACAACGTTTGAACCGTATACAGCACCCATGGTACCAGTAACTTTAGCAGCCATGTCTGAACCAACTTCGTTCAAGTTCTGGAACTCAGGATCTTGCAACAAGTCGTAGTAACCTTCTTGTGAAACGATGTAAACAACGTCAGAAGGCTTACGGCCGTACAAGCCCATGCCAGAGCGAGCTTTCAACAAGTCAGCAGCAGCCAATTGAGCGCCAGTAGCAGTCAGAGCAGTACCAGCGTCAGCGATCAGACCGCTAATGTGAGTACCACCACCGTTGATGATAGCGCTTTCTACTGCGCGAGCGTGTGAACGAGCAACAGCTTCAACCATCATAGGCATCAGGTTCATCAATACAGCTTCGTCGATCTCGTCATTCAAGAAAGTTTGTGACAACAGACGCTTAGCTACCAAGGTGATTTCGCTTGGGCTTACAACGTTAGCAGCAGCATTGTTACTACCTACGTTAGCGTTAGCTACGCCATTGGTTACATTGCGGTCAGCCCATGCAGCCAATGAAACATCGTGTTGGATGGGCAGAGTGGTGTTCTGTGCATTCACTTGGATTTCACGGAACATACGAGCAACCATCAACTCGTGTTGAATTTCTTTTTCGATAGCGGTTGAAATATCGGTATCGTAAGAAGGAGCATCTGAGTAGTCAACGCCAGCTTTTTCGAAAATGCTACGAGCATAATCAGTGTTCATGCCTTTACCGGTAACAACGCCGTATACGTGAGCGTACATCAAGTCTTTGCCCATGTCTACTTTGCCGTCGCCACGGCCACCGAATACGCGCTTGCTTTCACGCATTTTAGACAATTCTTCAGACTTCTCATTCAACTGAGCAGTGAAGTTAGCAACTACTTCATCGATTTTAGCATCTTTCTCAGCCAATTTAGCTTCAACGTCAGCCAACAATTGCTCAGTACCTGATTTGATACCGAATTCGATGGTAGATTTTACTTGCTCTTCTTGAGCGGTTTTTTCAGCGATAGCTTTTTCTTCTGCTTCTTTAGCAGCTTTAGCTTCAGCTTGTTTCATAGCAATTTTAGCAGCAGTTTCTTCGGCTACTTTCTTTGCCAGAGCTTCGTAATCAAAATTTTGATCAGACATTTTAGTCTCCTGTTTGACAGATTTCTCTGTGGTACTTTGTGTTTCTTCGACTTCTTGCGAAGCATTGACTTCTTCCGAAGTCTCATCAACACTATTAATGAAAGTTTTTTTGAATTCTTCGTACTCTGCCATAGAGTCGAATGATTTCGCTACAGAAAAAGTAGCTGCTTGGTTACAAGGCACAGAAACAACTGAAACCTCAAACAATTCAGCATCCTTAATCAGCAATCCGTCGGTTTCCTTAATGTAATCAGCATCCTTGACCCGGAAGCCGACAGAAAATGCTCCAAGGATACCTTCTTTAATCAGTTGTGCTACAGAATCGGGCGCAGATTTAGAAATCTTTGCTTCCAACTCCAAACCGTTCTCAGTTACTTTCAACCCCATAGCGCGGCCAATAGGCTTATCATAGTTATGGTTAAACAGAATAACAGGGTTATTCTTGAAGTTTTCCAAACCACCTTTGGCCCAGGCCGCCGCTTCGATAACGTCATTAGCACGGTCTTGATGCGCGGTACTTGCCATACCGCGAATCATTACCGAACCGTCGTCGTTTTCTTCGAGGGCTTTGAAAGTAGAGGTAAGATTGAAAATTTTATTCATCTTTCTTCTCTTTCTTCTCTACTACTGGCTTAGACTCAGCTTTTACTGGCTTAGGCTTAGTAGTCGCCGTGGAAGCTGGCTTTTCTTCCGACTTCTTAACTGCCGGTTTGGGTGCTTCCGCTTTATCAGCTTCAACCATACCTTCTAGATATGGGTGATCCTGCATCAAACAATTAACCATGCGCTCATATGTTCCGAACACACGGGTAATAATATTCATACGAACAGGAACAGTTCCTGCATGCATATATTCATGTTTTGTCAATACTTTACGTTTTCCTGCAAAGTAAATAGACAACTTAGTAAGGACCGAACCTTTTTGTCTAACTGTCGGCATTATCGTCTCCATCTGTATCCGCAGGTCTGCCACCTAAGGAAGGGTTAGCGGCTGAGCCAGCGATATTTGCAGGTACCCGAATGTCATCATGACCTTCGATAGGCTCGTAGCCAAGTTTAATTCGTGCTTCATTAGGGGTCAAAATACCATTATTAACTAATGAAGAGAAATAGTTTGCTTGATCGCTTAACTCTGGCTGAAGGGCTGGAATATCTACAGCATCTTCACGAATCTCAAAACCAAAAAAGCGTTCGAGTGCGAAATTAATTTTTACTACTATAGGCAGAATGCACTCAAGGTAGTAAAGTCGCATATTTGGTCGAATGTTTGCGTTATTTCCTGAGTCAAGCAAAATAGGTGGGATCCCTAATGCTTTGAAAATGACTTTTTCATTCTCAGTAATAGAAGACTGAAAATCAAGCTCTTTGAAATTTACATTCGAGATTGAGTCAACTTCTAAACCGCCATCCAAAATAAGTGGGCGCTTGCCTCCAGCCGTAGGGCTGTATCGCGCTTGCCACGACATGAGCATACGTTCTTTAATTTTTTCTGACAAAGTATTAGGGCTTTTGAGTACCAGGCCAGGAACAGCTCCATTACGGAAGAAGTTATCCTGAAATTCTCTCATGTTCTTCATTAGTACCATAGTACGTAGTGCAGGACGTAGGCGAGAGGTGCCGCGGTACATATCTTCAAACGAGTTCTCTTTAATATGAATAATCTCGTCCGGAGTATAAGTAATTTTACCTTCATATACATACTTTTCAACGTAAGTAGTTTTACTTGAATGAATTGTCATTTTATCTGAAGGAAGGTGGTACAGATGTACACCGTCAAAATAAATAAAGATATTACCATCTAACAAGAAATCAATAATTAGATTTCTACGAAAGGTGTTAATATCTTGAAACAAGTTGGGCTCTGCATTCAACAGTTTATCAACTTTTGAACGCTTGATACCTTTTACTACACTAGCAATAGGCAGAGGGTCGCCAACTTGTACATTAATCTCCGCAGAATCATCAACAATCATGTTGACTCCACGGTTTACAATTTCTAAGTCTTCGTAGGCTCTACGGTAGGAATAGATAGGCTCACGAGGAGTATAAGTTGAACCGCCCAAAAGAGTTTGAGCAGGATTTAACTTCTCCACATCGAGAGCTTTTTCGTCTTTCCAAAAATTATACCAAGCCATTCTTTTCTCTTTGAATCTCTACCCACCGCATCTGCTTTTTCGCAGTAGCAAGACTAGGGTCTTTTCCATATACACTGTGTAACTGTTGATGGTGTGCGTGACATAGAGTTACTGTATCTTCGTAAACTTCTTTATGGCATTCTTCAATGAACTCGTCTCGCCATATAACAATATACTCATCTGTGTAATGCTCAGGACGGATTTTTTGCTTCTCTTTTAGCCACTTGTCTAATAAAGGGGTCATACTGTAAAAATGATGAAAATCTAGAGTATTAGTTGAACCGCAAATATAGCATTCTGTGCCTTTTGCGTACTTAGATTTTGCCTTATCTCGTATGTATTTAATTTTATC